ACTTTTATTCCAGCTGGTGGTTATTTCAATTTAAGTGCACAACCAAATACATATATAGCATTTTCAACTATTGCAACAACTGTTGAAATAGCTAATGCATCTGCCAGTTATAATTATAATAATCTATTGAAAGATAAAGCAAAAGCATCTGCTAGTTATAATTGGCAACAAAAATTAGTATCAGATGCTGCTAATGCTGCTAATGCTGCTAAAGCATCAGCTAGTTATAATTTCAATCAACAACAAAAAACTAATGCTGCAGCATCTGCTAGTTATAATTGGACTCAAGCTATTGCTGCTAAAGCTGCAGCAGCTGCTGCTTCTGCATCATTTAATTTCAATCAACAGCAACAGACTAATGCTGCAAATGCTGCTAAAGCATCTGCTAGTTATAATTTTAATCAACAACAAACTAATGCTGCAAATGCTGCTAAAGCATCTGCTAGTTATAATTTTAATCAGCAACAACAAGCAAATGCTGCTAAAGTGGCTGCAGCTGCTGCTTCTGCATCATTTAATTTTAATCAACAACAAACTAATGCTGCAAATGCTGCTAAAGCATCTGCTAGTTATAATTTTAATCAACAACAACAAGCAAATGCTGCTAAAGTGGCTGCAGCTGCTGCTTCTGCATCATTTAATTTCAATCAACAACAAAAAGCTAATGCTGCTAAATCATCTAAAAAATAATTCAAAGTTGTTCATATTCAATAATTTCTTTTTTATCTTTTATTATCTCATAATAAATTTTTATAATTATCATTGTTGTTGTACTAAGTAATGAAAGTGATACTGTTATTATAATTGGTATTTGATTAATCATTATACCATATGTTAATGTTAATGATAATCCAATGAACCATGAAAAGATCATAATCCAATTTAGATCATGTGTTTTCTCTGTTTTAATCATTTGTATAATTTGAGGCACTCCTGCAAACGTTGTAATTAATCCACCTGACAAACCAATAATTGCTACTGAATCCATTTAATCCAATTATAGTTATAATATAATAAAAATTTCAATTTTTATCTTTCTTTTATAAATATAGAAATGTCTGTTTCTATTTCTACAAAAAAAGGATTTGTCAATAATACTGTTAATAATATAACTTCTGTTAATGCTAAATGGTATTATAATTGGGGATATACAAATGCTAATCTTTCTGGTGTCCCAATTAATAGCATAACTGGTTTTCAAGATATTAAATTCACTCCAATGATATGGGGTTTAAAGACATTACCTCAAACTTCTGATTTACCACCTGAAATTCCAAATTATGAAGACGTTCTACTAGGATTCAATGAACCTGATGGAACTGCTCAATCAAATATACAAGTAACTGATGCTATTAAGGCATGGCCACAATTAATGGCAACTGGACGTCGTTTAGGAAGTCCAGCAACTGCTGGTAATCCAACATCACAAGGTAGTTGGTTATCTCAATTCATGGCTAGTGCAAGAACTTTAAACTATCGCGTTGATTTCATTTGTGTTCATTGGTATGCTCCACCAAATGCTACTTCATTCTTAGCTGAAATTGATAAAATATATCAAATGTATGAATTACCAATATGGATTACTGAATTTTCTCCAGCTGACTGGAAAGCATCTACTACTGTTCCAGCCAAATTTACTCAACAAGATGCCATTAATTTTATGAATGCTGTTATACCTGAATTAGAAAAACGTCCTTATGTTGAAAGATACACATGGAAAACACGTACAACTGAAGATGTAAATTTAGGATTTGCTGCATTATTTAATGATGATGGCAGTTTAACACCAGTTGGTGAAGCATATGCCAAATTTTAAATATTTTTAATTATTTTTATATTTTATAACATTACTGTAATAGAAGATGGATAAGATTCCACCATTTGTCGTAATATTGGATCTGGATGGAACAGTTGTTGGAAATGTAAATTTTCAAAGTCAGCAATTTACACTTCATTTAACACTGAAGAAATACGGATTCAAATCTAATAAACAGCATAATATACCTCCTGCTTTCTATCCAAATTCTAAACTTGTTCGTCCATTTTTTAAACAATTTATCAAAGAACTTGAAGCACATTTTATAAAACATGGAATATCTATTTACTTTTTTGTATATACAGCTAGTCAAAAAGAATGGGCAAACTTAGAAGTATCTTATATAGAAAAAACTCATGGTATTAAATTACAAAGACCAATATTTACACGCGATGATTGTATTATTGATTCAAACGGTAATATTAGAAAATCATTACAAAAAATATATCCAAGAATCATTAAAGTATTATCTAAAAACCATCATATTACTAATAGAGATCGCAATCTTATCTTAGAAAATCAAGTACTTATTATTGATAATAATGCAGTATATACTGATAGATCTGATAAATTATTATTATGTCCTGATTATTCTTATACTGTATTTGAAAATCTATTACATGGAATCCCAATTGAATCACGAAATCATGCAGCTATGCAACAATTAATATTTGGTCTTGTAAATGGTGGTTTAATATGTCCATTACCAAACGAAAAAGATGATGGTATGCGCTCATTAACAAAACAATATACTTGGTTAGCTGCTAAATGCAAAGCATTAACTGATATGAATATTTCTTTTGAAAATGATGATTTTTTTAAATATCTTAAAAGACTCATTATTGAAAATGATATTAAGGTCTTCACACCTTCTATTATTAAACAATTACAAGAAGCTATATGGAAACATATGAAGAAACGCTAAAAAATTTGAATTAATATTAAAATATTATATAAATAAAATGGGAAAATGTTTTTCAAAACAACCTGAAAAAACTGAAATTACAGTACATAATATTGATAAGTTATATGAAGATTATCATAAATTATACAATGAAGTCAAAGAAATTAGAAAAAAACTGAAAATAATGCATAATATTATTATCAAAGATATGATAATAATTGATAATTATAAAAATGAAGATTCAAATAGAAGTTTTAGAATTTCAAATAGAAGTTTTAGAATTTCAAATACAAGTACTTTAGAATTAGATAAGAAATCATCTAATTCTTTAGAATTAGATAAAACATCTCCTAAATTATCTTTTGAAAACAGGAAACCTTCTATCAAATTTATTACAACTGCTTATAATTGTTAATTATATAAAGGTTTAGATTATTATTAATATAATATCAAATGTTTATGGATTTTATAGATGATTTAGATTCTTTTAATTTTTTGTTCTTAGTTGAATATTAGATAAGCAAAAAGAAATAATAAAGATGGCTTCAGAAAATAAAGATAATGATAAAGTTTTGATATCTTTTGATATTGGAATTAAAAATCTAGCAGTCTGTGTTCTTGTAGCTACAAATGGATGTAAAACTGCAAAAATTTTGGTATGGAAAATTATTTCTCTTGCTGAAAAAACAGAAAAAATTCCAAATTTAAATGAACTTTCTGGTCGTTTATTTACAGAATTAGATGATATTACTAATGAAATTGGACTAGAAAGAGAAATTGATACTGTATTATTAGAAAATCAACCTTCTAGATTAAATGGTACTATGAAATCTATTCAAATGATGATATATACTTATTATCAAGTGAGAAGACATTGGGAAGGTATTGTTAGAAATGTGCAAATGGTTGCTGCATCTCAAAAATTACTAAATCATAAGTATGAAATTGCACCAGAATTAATGGAAACCATGAAAAATAAAAAACTATATGAAATTACAAAATGGAAATCAATACAAATAACTAAGAAATATATTGAAAATGATCAAAAATTAATTGATATGTTTAATAGCTACAAAAAATTAGATGATATGGGTGATTCTTGTTTACAATGCATTTCTTGGTTAAATAAACACCATTATGATATTGAGCAATTGAGTTCTTAATTTTTTTTATCAATTAATTTATAAATTAATTCAGCCAAATAGAGAATAAGTTCCCATATTTGTAGGTTGCTGTTTCATTACATCTTTCACCAAATGAGCATTTACTTTATACCAAGTCATTGGTGGAGGATCTTCTTTGATCCTCTGAAGGCAAATAGTATCAAATGAATCAAATTTGTTAAAAGTAAATTTGAATTCTTTGGTAAAAGATACACCATTGTCTTTTGTTGCAATAAATTTTACAATTGCAAGACTGGGATTTTCATAAGAAGTTAACAGAAAGATACGATTAATTGTCGCATCTTTTTGCCGATCTCCAACTTTCAAATTATTGAAAGCTGGAAGCTCAACAACTGGCTGAAGAGGAAGAGTTACTTTGAGAAAATAGCACATTGTGTGTGTTTTATATTACTAAATTTTAAAAATGAAAATCAAATTTTTATTTTTAAACTATTTTTTATTTTAATCTTCTTCTAAATAGTCTTCAGCATTTGTATCATTTTCATCATTAGTATCTTTTTTTAAACTTAATATTTCACCAATCTTTATTTTATATTCATTTAATTCAATTAAAGTACTTTCTATAGTATCTTTATAAATAGTCGCAAATACTGATGTTAATGCTATCATATTTGGTATTATATGTAATCTTTTTAAAACTGGTAATACAGCACCTTCTTTTATTAATTCAGAAGGAGTTTTTGGCACCCGTCCTCTTTCAGTTATTCCAATAGATCTATGAGCATGAGCTAAAAGAGATCTTCCAAATTTTAGTAATGGTCTAAAATCATAAGTTCTTGTAATCGCAAATAATAATGCAGTTAATGCTGCTTTTTCTTGCATAGATATTCCAGTTTCATTTATTTTTTCAGTAATTGTATCAATTACACTTTTTTTAGTATCATTTATTGCTCTTGTAGTAGGACCAGAATGAGTTGAATAAAATTCTTTCTTTTCTATTTTTTTTTCATTAACTTCTTCTTTATTCATTGATTTGGTTTTTGATACATGCTGTTTTTTTTGTAAAACAGATGATGCTAAGTCTTTTTTAATATTTTGGTTCATTTCTTCAATATAAGGAATAATCTCTTTACTAGATGATTTATTTTCTTCTTTATTTTTACTACCTTCTTTATATTTATGTGCTACAATCATAAAACGTACTATTTCGTTTGATGTTAGTTCTTTTTTAGAATTACAATAAAAAGTTAATAGTCCAGCAAATAATCTTATCTCAGCTTTTGGCATTTTTAATAATTCAGCAAAGTTTAAAATATTATCAATTGTAGGTTTTGAACTACATATTAAATCACCACATTGTTTAATAAATTCAAATGTTATTACAAATTTTTCTGGTAAATATGCACCAACTTGAAAACAAATAAATAAAAATTCATTTCTCATTTGAGTATATAAATTTTTTATACGACTATTTGATGTTATAAATTGTTTAATTGTTGTTTTTTTTTCACTTATTATTTCTGTTGATATATCAAAACATCTTTCAATATTATTTTTATCATTTGCATTTGATAGAAATTTAGATAACTCTTCTTTTAATAATATTCTTGAATTATTAAAATGTCTACGCCAACTATAACTACCTACTGAAGTTGTCTTTTTGAATAAATTATACAACCAATTATCAAACACAATATCAAGTGCAGTAATAATATTATGTATTTTATTTGTTTCTTTATATTTGTCAATTAAACATGCTTCTATATTTGCAAAATCTTGCATTACCATGATAATATTATTAATTTCAACTTGTTGCATTTTAATAGTCATAGATTTCATTCTTAATGCTAATAATAACAATGATTCATATGTTATTGAAAATCTAATATTTATATCTTCTGGTAATCCAGTTGCTTTTTTAAGTTTTGAATTTAATTGAGTAACCAAACCTTTTAAATATATATATTCTTCAAACTTTAAATTTAAAAAACTATTAACATTATTCTTTTCTATTTTACTCATTATATTATACTGAGTGTGTAAGCTATTTGTTAATTCATTTAATTTTGGAAATTCATAAGCAGGAAATGGCAAAAATTCTGTCTTTGTTTTAATTGGTACTACTACTTGAGATAATTTCAAATAATTTTCAAAATTCCCGCGTGGGTTCATTATTTCTTAAATAAATACAATATAAAAACTATTTAAAAGATCTCCCTTAACTATATTTATATATAACAATGCAAGGTCCATCAATATCTTTCAACGATGATGAAGAAATAGTAAATGTTAATAGAGTTAGTACTTTTCAAATACCTCAACAAAGAACACCAAGTCCAAGCCCAATGGGTGGAATGGATATGTTAATTAATAGACGTAAAGTAAGTGGTGATGTTATGTCTTTAGCATCATCTAATTCTGATGATACTGATGAAAATGATGGATTAATTCGTAATAATTATAATCAAACAAATGAACGTGTTCAAATAGCTAGTAGTGGAAGTAGTGGAGATGATGATGACGATGATTCTGATGAATCTGGTGATAATCCAGTTGATGCTATGGCACAACGCTTCAAAGCTGAAAAATCACGCATGGAACAAGAGATGAATGATAAAAAAGAAATTTTATATCAAATGGATCGTCTAGAAGCTAAAGGTTATAAATTACCTCGTAAATTCTCTATGCAATCTGATTATGAAGAAATGAAAGCTGAATATCATCGCATTTTAAGAGAAAAAGAAATTGATGCTAGTATTCGTTTTCAAAGAAAAATGGTAATGGCTTTCATTACTGGTGTTGAATTCTTAAATACTCGTTTTGATCCTTTTGATGTTAAATTAGATGGTTGGTCAGAACAAGTTCATGAAAATATTAATGATTATGATGACATCTTTGAAGAATTACATGATAAATATAAATCAACTGGCAAGAAAATGGCACCTGAATTGCGTTTATTAATGAGTTTAACTGGAAGTGCATTTATGTTCCATCTGACAAATTCCATGTTCAAACAATCTAAATTACCTGGTGTTGAAGAAGTCTTAAGATCAAATCCAGATTTAATGCGTCAATTTCAAAGTGCTGCATTAAATAACATGGCTTCTCAAAATCAAGGTCCTTCATTTGTTGGTGGTCCACCAATGCCTTCTAATACTAGAATGCCTTCTCAACAACAAAAGAATCCAATGAGTGGTCTATTTGGAATGGTTGGCAGTATGTTTAATAATAATCCAAGAGCCTCACAACCACAACAATCTGGTCCTGAAATAGATTCTATTATTGATCAAATTCAACAAGAAGTTCAATTTCAACCCAAATCTAGACAAACAATGTCTCAACAACAAGTCTATCAATCTCAACAAGCTCAATCAGATATATTATCAATCTCTGATGAAGAAATAACATCTATTATTGAAGATACTGCTGATATGAATGGTATCATGCTTAACAGTGGTGGAACAAAGAAAGGTGGACGTGGTCGCAAAGCAGGAGGAAAATCTTTAAATATTCTTTAAAACCAAAAAATAATTAAATTTTAATTTTAATTTATAAAAATAACTAATTTTTGTCTCATTTACTTTACTTCTGTTAGTAAATTTACTTTACTTCTGTTAGTAAATTTATTTCTTGTATTTGTTGAATGATTTCTTGCTATTTGATGGTAAATTTTTAAGAGCTTTTGGAATTGCTAAAGATGCTTTTAAAGGATTTAATAATACACTCATTACTTTATCATTGCTGCTACCTACATCTTTCATTACACTTAATGTTAAGAAATAAGTACCACCAACTACACCAATCATTAATGGTAAAATGATAAGAGCAGATAAACAAGCTATTTCAATAATTGACCATATGAATATAATTTCACGACGGGTATCTTCAGAGCATTTGCATTTATTTGTAGTTAAATATCTAACGTATATTATTGTATAAACGAAGAATACAATAGTTGCAATGCAGAATAATACAATTATTAATAAGTATATTAATCCAAACATTGGTCCAAAGTTACGGGCAGCTATATGTGGTGGCATGAACATGGTGAAAATTATGAAGAAAATTGCAAAAATGCAATATCCTTTGATAAATTTACGGTATGGATGTTCAGAACATTGGCATTTAGTTTTTTCTAACTTATCAATGTATGTATAAGTTATTATTAACAAAAATGCACCTAAAAAGTTTATTAACACTGAAAGAATATATGAAATATCCATTATTATCTTCTATATGAAGATATGGAAAAATATTTTATCTGTCTTTTGGTTCTAAATAATCCATCTTTAAAAACTTAAAGACTTCTTTTTCTGTTTTTAAATCATCAGGTACTTCTACATTTTCTCTCATTGGAATTAATCCATGCTCACTCAATGAATATCCAAGTTCTAATGCTTTACGACGCATTTGTATATTGAATTTATCTGATCCTGTAAAATATAAGATTGCATATGGATACTCATCTGGAGGTGTTAGTAATAAATCCAATCGTCGTGCTTTTTCATTTTCTTTACGGCAAATTGCCAAACATTTCTTTGATCCTAATGCAAGAATATCTGTTATATAATTCAATTTTACCATCTCATCTACTATTTGCTTGAATATTGATTCTGCTTCTGCTTTGCTGAAAGGTTTTTCTGCTTTGCTGAAAGGTTTTTCTGCTTCTGCTTCTGTTTCTGGATAACTTAATAAAACATCTATATCACCACTATCTGGTTTTTCACGTCTAAAACTTCCTACGATTGTAGCTACAAATTTATTTCGCGAAATTGTAGCTACAATTTTTTTTATCACTTTTTCATGATATAACATTTCTTTTCTTGGAATTCTCTCAAGCAAATCCTCATAATATTTTAATCCTATCTTTTGTTTCTCATTCAATAATTTATCAGCTTTCTCTCTTAATTCTTCAATACTTGTAACTTTTTCCACTTCATATAAATTTTTTGCCTTTACTGTACCAATACCATATATATTCATAAATTCTTTAATAATTGTTGTTTTAGGATCTTTCTTAGCCTCTTCAGCTGAATTTAATTGTCCTGTTTCTAAAATCTCTTTTATACGATCCTTTATACCTTTACCAATACCATCTACATTTTTAATATCATCTAAAGATTTAATATAATGTAATGCTCGTAATTGAGGTATCACTCTTTGATAAGCTCTTATTTTAAATGTATTACCATTCTGTTTCTCTCTTTCTAATATAACAGTTAATTCATCTATGATCTTCTGTTTGTAATCCATTAATATAGTTATCTATATTTTACTTTATACGTTGTACTTAATTTAATTTCAACTTTTTCTTTGATATCCAATAATTTAAATTTAGATGATGGACGAATGTTAACATTTAATAATGACTCATTTATAAAATCAACAATTATTTTATCTTCTATATTATCACATACTATGGTCAATTGATCTAATAAAGAATCAAATACTTTGCATCCAGTACCATTTGTGCTTTTAATATATTCTTTACATGATTCTATTATTTTTTCTGATATATTTACAATTATAGTCTTTGGTATCCATTCTTTGACAATTAATAATTTTATAGCACTTAATGATGCTACTGCGCGTTTTTTCCATTTTTGATAATCACAAAATTCGTCATAATCATTATCATCTAATATCTCATCTGCTGGTATCCATCTTCTAGATAATTCATAATCAGATATAATATTTAACCATACATTTATAAAATCAGTTTTATTTTCTAAATAATCATATAATATTTTTATTAAATCATAATATAATTTTTGAAATTCTGGGAATCTTAACATCATATCCCATGTCATTTCAATATATAATTTAAAACAATCTTCTCTTATTGCTGCTTTAAACATATTATATACTTGTTTTTTGTTTTGATCTGATAATTTATTCATTAAAGACATATACTCTTTCTTTGCTAAATATTCACGTGATAGTTCTCGTGATCCTATCTTTATTTTATCAGGTCTCTCTGTAGCTGCTGGAACAAATTGCCTTCCTCTATTTGCATTATGCTTATCTCTAAAATTATTTGAATTCTCTGTAAAACATTTATAATTACTTATCAAATGCAATGCCTTTTCTTTAAATGTCCCAGGATCAATTATACTTCTTTGATAAGAATAAAAAGTATCTAAAGAAATACTAGTCATCTTGTCATTGTTTATATAAATAGCTTTATATCATTGTGTTGCTGTACAATGATATAAGACTATTTTTATTTACTATATTATAATGTTGGATTTTGAAAAGATCAATAATGTATTTGAAAAATACAACATTTATAAAAGTATCTTCATCTATTCTGATGAATATGAAAAAGCATTATATACTGATTATCTAACTCATAATCTATTCAGTTATGTTAATTATAATAATTTATTCAATTTTGATGACTATTTTAAAACTTCTTTAGAACGTATATTAATAATATCATATGAAGAATGGTTTTTAAATAAAGTATATATTAAAGAAAATCTATCTCATAATAATAATCTTATTGTTATTGGTGAAATAATGAATGAAAATATTGAATTGATTTATAAATGGATTACTTTTAATAATTATGTATTGGAATTATCCGATGAAATTATCTGAGATTATATATATAAGAGATGGCTAGACAACGTGGTGGTATGTCTGCAAGTATGCAAAAAGGCCTTTATTTATTCTTAACTTTAGCAGTTATAGGTCTTATTGTATTCGCTGTCTTTAAATACAAAAAAGAATATTTTGGTAATGATGATGCAACTATTACATTTTATTATATGGAAGGATGTGGATGGTGCAAAAAAGCTAAACCTGAATGGGAAAAATGTAAAGAAATGGCACCATCTAAAAATATAAAAACTAAAGAAGTTAGTGCGGATGAAATGACATCTGCTGATAAACAAAAAGATATAAATGGATTTCCAACATTTATTGTTACAATAAATGGACAAGATACTAAATATGATGGTGAAAGAACTGCTTCTTCTATGTTAAACTTTGCTGATAAATTAAGACTTAATGGTATTGAAGAATTTGATAATAAAAGCGCACAATCATTTATCAGAACTGGTGGTTTAGAAGGATTTAAAAAATCAAAATCAAAACCATCTTAAATAAAATAATCTAGTTAATCATTTTAAATTTTTAACTTTTCATATATTTGCTCATATCCTGCTATTACTGAATCTTCTATTTGCTGCTTAGTAACTGTGCAATTTATTTTACCATCTTCAGATATCTTATATGGAAAAAATCCAATTGGATAATTTTCAAAACATATAAAATATTTATATTTTTTTTGTAACAATAATCTTATATTCATATTCATTGTTAAAATATTCATCATATTTATTATATAATTAAATATTGTACTATTATCTACTATTTTCACATTGTTTTCTTCTGTTAATGATATTAATATCAAAATATTATTTGGATTTATATTATTCTCAATCGCCATTGGAATATTTTCTGTTAATCCACCATCTATATATAATTCATTACCAATCTTATAAGGTTTAAATAAAATTGGTAATGCTGTTGATGCACCTATTGCATCAATTAATAAAACATTTGGTGAATTATCAATATTGAATGTAAATGTTTTGAATGTTTCATAATGAACTGATTTGATATTAAGTTGAATGCCAGTTTTTTTTGCAAAATCTACAAATGTATAATTCTCATAATTATGTTTTTTTAATATTCTTTTTACAATCAATAGTAATGAATTATCCTCAGTTTTTATAATTCCATAGTCTTTTAAAAAAGACAAAATATTTAATTCTGAATATTTCAATTCATCAAAATAATCTTTAAATTCATTTTCAATATCACCCATTGATATATTTAATCCAAAAAATGTTGCAAATACTGATCCAATAGATGTAGCATATATATATTTTATTGTTTTATAATAATCTTCTTGTTGTAAATATCTTAAAGCTCCAATATATAATATACCTTTTCCCGATCCACCTGATAATATTAAATGTGTAAATGTTGGTTTCTCATGCATTCTTATCGTATTCATTTATAGAAAAAAAGAAGATGCCACCGCATTTAAATATTAAAGAGCTTCATACTATTCAAAAGAAAAAAGAAGAATTAAAACATACTTCATATGATCATATACTAAATTTAATTCATCGTCGTATTAAAGTTATCGCAAATGTAGGCGGTACCAATACTTTTTATGAAATTCCTGGATTAGTTGTTGGATTCCCACTATATAATTTAATTAATTGTACAAATTATATTATTAATGCACTTCGTGATAATTCATTATTTGTTCAGTTATTACCACCACCGCATATAGCTGTTTTATATATTTCTTGGGATAAAAAAGATATCAAAGCATCTCTTCCTGCTGCAATATCAACTAGACAAAGAATAGAATTGCCTAATCAAAATGCTAATACTAGCAATAAAAAACAATTAAGACTTTTTTAGTCGTTCTCTTAGGACTTAGTTATTCTAATCCTTCAAGTCTTTCAACATTGCTAATGTTTCTTTCATCCCTGATAATGCAGCTATACGATATATTTGATCACATAAAAATATTATCAAAATTCCTGCTAATATGAAAAGAACTATATCTAAAATATATTGCATATTATCATTTGAATTATATGAATTGTAGCTATAATTATTATTTGGATTTGAAAATTGTTCCATATTTGTTTTAAATATTGTACCATTCTCGTCTTTGAAATCAGCTGGTGCATTTCTATTATTCATACTTCTTGTTATTGGTATTGTTTTATTCATTTCATCTAAATTAATATAATCATCCATACCATCTTCGACATATCCTTTCACATTATTCATATCAATCTTGCGCATTGGAACTTTATATGGACCTGCACATGATGTTTGTTGATTTAATGCCGTATACATTCCTTTATCAAAATCTTTGCTTCTATACATCGCATCATAAACCTGTGAAGGATTTGAACATCTAACATCTGGTGTGGGAGTTCCAATATATTGTTTCATCATACTATCTTGATTTGTATATGCATTCATACCATTCATATAATTTTGAGAGTCTTTTGATTGATTAATTGATGGTATATTATATTTTTGTTCAACTGGTCCTATACATTGTGATTTGGGTACTGGATTTGTAAAATTTTCTGGTAAAACATCAGGACAAATTTGATAATTTTCACAATAATATTGAACATCATTTGCCTGGCCTTTATAAGCTGGACCCTCGATTATTACATTTTTTCTTCCACGATTGTTTCTTGTTTCTTCTTTTTTATCAAGCTCCATATCATGATAAATGCTTTTTAAAGCTTCTTTATCTGTAGTATGTGCAAGTTGAGTAGAATAATCTTGGACTTGGAAATTCTCTTTTTGATTTCCGTAAGTATTCCATGCATCCACAAATGATACATATTCTTTACCACGATCTGCACCAAATTCGTTGTATTTTTGATATTCTCCTACCTGTCTTTTATTACTACCATTGCTAACAGGTACGCTATTTTCAAATGTTACTTGACCTGTGCATCCTAACTGCTTTTTACTATTCACCGAATCAAATGAAGGATATGAATATGCTTCTTGTAAACTGCACATGGGGAAGTTTAACCACTATTAACTTACTAGAAATTTCTTTTTCTTTTTATAAAAAATATATATAGAATGTACATAGAAGAAATTTTAAAATCTCTATTAGTTGGAATTACTGCTGGTATATGTTTTTTATATGCCTTTCAAACTAGAATTCCTTTACCAATTTGGGCATTAAATGCATTTAACCATCCTTGGATTATTTTATTAATCATTATCCTAATATTAATAGTCTCTGAATGGAGTGATAAAATAGGAGCTTTCTTATTATTACTTCTAGTAGCTGTTATCATAGACTATACCATTTTTGCTAGAAAAGTAAATAATAATAATCAAAGTCAAAATATTAATGAAAATACAGAAATTAAAAGAATTCAAAAGAAATCTTCTGAAATGAATAATCCAGATAAAATGTATCTTGAAAATGTCATAGAAACAGATGATGGCCCACCAAATGCTAAAATACCATATTCACAAGACATATATCCTTTATTTAAAGGATTAGAAGATCCAACAAGTGGTCCTGCTCCATTCTGATTTTCTTTTAGATTATTAGATAAGAGTCTATGCAAGCTCCACCAGGTCCTCTACCAGGTACTCAATTATTAACTGTATTATCTGCATTTTTACTTCATACTGGATCCCGTCATATTCAAATGGATCTTACTCCTGCACAAAAAGATATTGTTGCACATCCTTTTGTCAAAAAAATTATATTATTTTGTATGTTCTATCTTTCTACAAGAAGTATCACTTGGAGTATTATCTTAATCGTTGCATACTTTCTACTTCTGCAAATGTTGCTAAATGAAAATCACCCACTTAATCTATATTCAAAAATGTGGTTACAAAAGAAAGGTCATGTTAAAGCCCCTGATTCTGATAATCACCCACCAGGTGCACCAATGATACCACCTCCTCCTCCAAATGTTGATGCACAAGCTTATTACCAAAATATAGCTAAATTATCTGCTATGCAGTATTAATTTAGATAAATTGAATCAAGATCAAGAATTATTTTTTAATGCATTATTATTTAATGATGATCTATCAGCATACCAATACATTCTCTTTGGATCTGTTCTCACTCTTTGTGAGGTTTCAATCATAAATAATATTACTGATATTACTGCAAGTATAAATCCAAGAATACCTACATAAAATGGTACTGATGTATTATATGATGATAATCCTGATCGTATTATTACTGTTATTGCTATAATTAAAGTCAAATTAGAATATAAATTCATTCTATATGTCGATGCATATCTTGATGAATTTACTACTGCAGAACTAGCATCTAATTTATTACTTTCCATGTTCATCTCATTAAGTGTATCATTGTAATATAATTGTTGATTATTTAACATAATTGATAAATTTATATTAGCACTTTGTTGCTCTGTATATCCTACAAATGCAAGTAATGAATTTAAATATTCATTTACTACCACGTAATATAATGTATTATAATATTTAATATTTAAATTTACTGCTGCAGTTGGATTTGTACCTGTTACTGGTATACCTGATTTTAATATACTATTTACTACTGAAACAGATTGTGTATCAAATGTTTCTAATATAGATTTTCCATATAAATAATTAATTACTAAATAAGAGATTGATGTTACTATTACAATCATTATACTTAATATAAATTCAGATCTGCTATCTGATGAAAATTCTAATATTATACTTAAAATAATTATTAATAACAAAAATCCTAATGATAAATATTCATATATTGATACTTTTGATTTATTTGTATTTGTATTTGCATAATAATCCTCATTTGTTTTAATCTGTTTTTTCATATCTTTAAATTTTTTAGATGTTGAATTTATTTGTGATATCTGATTATTAATTTGTGATACATTTGTTCCTGTAGTTGATACTGTATTATTATATTTATGTATCAATGTATCATAATTTACTGTTACTAATCCAATTAATTGTACTTGTGATATTATTAAATATTGAAAATTATTTAAATTATCTTGAAATAAATTAGCTGATATCACTGATGAATCAGATGCTGTTTTAAATATATTTGATGCAATATTTAAATTAAATAAAGCAATATATAATCGTAATAATTGTCTAAATATAAATAAATTGAAATTTGAATTAGATAATATATCATTTACATCTATTACTAAATTCATAGATTCAATCATTACAAAATCTAATGCATTAGATACTTTATTATTATCTGCATATGTTAATTTATTATTAACATATTTTAATTTTATATTAGTTATTACTGATTTACCATTTACAGTTTGACAATTTGGTATTTTGAGTGTAACAATATTACCACTTAATAATGTCTTAATATTTGAACTAGATAATAAATCATATAATCCATATAATCCTAACAATAATGCTTCTGATGGATTATTATCAGTTGTCATTGCATTATTTGCATCTAAAAAATCAACTAATAAAACATCTTGATAATTTAAATTATTACTAGCTAAATCATTAATATAATTATTAATAGTTGTTTGAACATAAGTATTATTAACTTGAACATATGGACAAATTCCACCTGAATCTTCAAAATCACTATATTTTTGATTTGCAGCTGAAAATATAGTTCCAGGATTTAACTTCTTTATTTTGAAGAACAAATCACTATTTTTACCCGTTTTATAATCATTTCCATTATACCCATTTAATATCATCATGACATCATTCGCTTGTCCCGTTAATAAATAATTTGGATTACCCGCAAATTGATTATCATAGCCATTTAAATAATTTGTATTAATTGAAACAATTGTATTTATCATATTTGTAAATGCGGATGCATTTTCATTTATGTAACTTTGTCCAGTTCCTATAGATGCCATCTATTCTAATTACAGAATTTTTATGAAGAATTTTTAAGAGTATCTATATTCTTTGCTGAAACGGACCAATAATATTTATCTGCATCTGTTCTAACATTTGCACTTAATTTTTTAACATATATTATGAATCCAATTACACCAATTATTGACGCAAATATTAATATTGTTTGACTACCAGTTGCCACCCATAATTCAACTGTTAATGACATTAAACCTGCTAAGAAAAGCATCAAATATAATCTGTATTTATGTGCAAAACTTGATATTTTTATCAAATTTATTGCTGATAACAATTTTTCATTTTCTTGAATCAATTCTTCTAATTGTTGTGTATAATATAATAACTCTTTATTTACAATTTGACCCATATCAATATAAGCTTTCTCGACTTTCAAAGTATTGTTTATAATATTTGACAATGTACCAAATAATAATATATTATCTAACATCGATGATGCATAATTTTGTAAAAGAGTATTATTATTATCTGTTCTAAATGATGTTTGTAATTGACCCTGTGGTAAATTCATTATATAATTATCTAAAGTTGTAAAATCTGCATAATTTTCTTGCACTCTAAATGCAGCATTATATCTAAATATTATTAATCCAATTGCTAATATTGATAAAACTATTTGCACATGTGCTGCTATATATTTCCCTGCCTCTGGTATATCATCATTTAAAAAGATTATAAATGTTGATATAGTTGTTATCACAAGCAATACTATTGCAATAATAATTTCATATATAATTATTATTTTTATCATTGATTGCGAACTTGCATATTGTTTCTGATTATTTACATAATCATTCTTTTGTTTATTTAATTGTGATGTTATATCACCAACTTGTTTTAATACATTATTATAATTAATTAATTTATCATTTGAATCAGTATATATATCATTCAATGTGTGATTATTATTTAATCCATTATTTTGAGATTGAACTAATGCTGTTATTGCTGCTAATAATGTAGTTAATACTGCTTGATCAGCTGCATTTCCTGATGCTGAACCATATAATGATGCAGCAATACAAAAATTTAATGATAATATATGTGAATAAAATACACGTCTCATCATATATAAATCAAAATATCCTTGTTCTGCATTTGCTGCTGTTATTATTGTACTTATTGGTACAATATTATTAATACAATTCCATAAAGTTTGAGAAGCTGAATCTGTTACCTTTGAATAATCACTAAATATTGTATATATAGAACTTTGTGGATTTGTTGTTGATAATGATGAATAACCATCTATATTTGATATTGTTATTGAATTACCTCCTAAAAATGTTTTCCAATTTTTTGATGCTAATATATTATACCATCCATATAATCCTTGCATCATATTATATGTTGATAATGTAGCTGGTCCTGATGGATTAGTAAATTGTTCAGGTCCTGAACATGTTTTACCATCCATTGTTGGACACATTCCACCTTTACCATTTGATATAGTATCTGAATTACTTGAAACTGAATTACCATTTATTGGTGGAGTATTTCCAGTTATTGCATTAACTTTATCTAAACATTCAATTAAATTAAGATCATATACATTATTTTTAATTGTAAAAGAACTTGAATCTATTATAGTATCCATAACTGTTGATGAAATTGGTTTAGCAAATACATCATTTCCAGATATAATAATTGATGTATTTGCTAATCCTGATTGATATATGGTTTTTACTAATGTAGCTGATGTCTGTGATGATACACAATCTTTATTATAATTATAAATAATATTTATATCATAATTTGATGAATTACCAGATGATTTATCAACAAAAAAATTTGGATGACATAAATATTGATTTTCAATTCCTTGAAATGCAGTTGTATTATAACCATTGAATAAAGCTACCAATTCTGAATGTTGATTAGCAAAATTTGTTTGTGCCATAACTCTAAATTAAAACACATAAAATTTAAATGGCACATCTATAATAATTATATTCACCTGAATTATTATTAATATGTGTTATTTTTACTATATCACCATGTTTCAATCCTAACCATTTTGATATTGGATCCGTTTTTAATATCACTGGAAATTGTGACTTTGATTTAATTCTATAATCCTCCATTACTTTTTTTGCCTGTACATCTGTTAATTTTTCATGTTTTGGTACCAATCTATGTGACATCGGATTATATCTCAATTCATCCACATAAAATATCTGCAACATCCCTCCAATACTTTGAAGACTTTTATCAATTATTTGAAATTGCAATATACTCTGTTTCACTGCTGGTACATCTATTGTAATAATTATGAAATTTTTAGTATTATCATTCTTTGTTATTATATCTTGAGGCGTCTTTTCTGCTTTCAATTTTACCAATAAATGATCCTTTAATATCTCTTTTGTCAATGCAAAGAATACTGTCGTATTATCTGTATTCAAACTGATTACTTCTTTATAAAAACGATTCGGATCATCATATATTACAGCATCTCCATGCTCCTGTATCCATGATATATCATCTCCTCTATTTTCCAACATATCACGTATATTGGTTCTTATAATATCGATCTCCATAGTTAGTGATATACTTATTCAATAACAATAAAATAACTTTATATAATATTCAATTTTTATTCTACGTCGCTATCCTCAGTATCAATATCTGATTTGAATTTGAAACCATACCAACCATTTCCATAAATTCCATAAATATTCTCAAAATATGCTTTGATTTGATTTCTATCTGGTGAAACCTTATTTGTTCCTTTGAGTTGATTAAAGGCCCATGATTTGAAATCATTTGCCAATGTATTCAACATCATCTTCTTCTTATGTTTTGGATCTGGAACAATCTTCTCTGTAATATATTGACCAATAATATCATTGTTCTCTTTGTATTTCTGTGTCGCAATATTAATATCACTTGGTTCTTTGATTACTTTCAAATCTGTTATTTTATGTATATTAATTAACATTGATATAAATGTATCTCCCCATCTTTCAATCTTATCCATAATATCTGCATCAATTGGAAATTCCTTTTTATTCTCTTTATTTGGATTATCTGTAAATTTAGAATCAAATGGTATTACTCTAATTCTTCTCCAAGTTCCTCCATCATTTGATGGAACATTTGGCAAATCATTACAAGCCATAATCATCTTAAATTGTGGCTTGAATTCACCACCCTCTTTATACAAACCTCTCGCAAATATTGGATCACCACCACTCAATTCTTTCATCAATCCAATATTTATTTTTTCATTATCACCTGGCTCTTGCATGATCGCAAATCTACGACCTTTTGTTCTTTCCAATTCTGGACAAGCCGAATTTGATGCCGCTCTTTTCTGTGTCAATAATGATATTGGTAATGTTGAATAATATTCACCTATTGATTTTTGCAATAATGTCAATAATAAAGATTTACCATTACCACCTGAACCTGTAAAAATATAGAATTTTTCATTTTTAATTGTTCCATCCAATGATGATGCAAATATTTTCAATACATATTCTTTTACATCTCCAATTGTCAAAACTTGACTCAAATATTCATCTATTTCTCTTGCTTCTATTGATTTTGGATCATAATTTATATAATATCTACCAGTTGAATAACTAATATAATCTTCTGGTAATCCTTCTCTAAATTCATGTAAATGCAAATCATAAACCCCATTTTCAAAACCAAGTAAATGAGAATGATTATCTAGTAATCCTTCAAATTTATCATCTGAAAATAATGATCTACATTCTTTCATAATAGAATCTTTGAACCCAGAATTCTTTAATTTACATGATACCTCATTTAGTTTTTTAGATCTTTCATGACACATATCCCTATATACTGTATTATCTCCTTTACCTGATTCATTTGCCCAATATGAAGATCGTTTCATAAATCTACAACATACATCATTTGATAATATATTTCTGAGTTTGAAACCTTCTCTTGATCTCTCCCATCTATGTTTTTCTTTTGAAAACATATACCAATTATCTTTTGAGGATGCTCTAAAAAGATCCTTATAAAGATAATATATGACCGTTGCTATATCATAGTGTGCTCCACTTGTACATCTATCTATTAATTCTATTATAGAATCGTTGATAATGATTTCATATTGAGATCTATTATCATTCTTTGCCCAATGCTTCAATGTTCCCATTCCCATTGTATCAATTCTCATCTTGTCCCAAAGAATTTGACATTCCCCTTCTACATGTTTACTTGATACACCTGAAAATTCATTCCATGTATCCAATAATCCATAATCTATATTACGCGCCGCCCATCCTAAATGAATCCATTGGTCATAATTTTCTGCTCTTTTTGGATTTAAACATTTCAATATTAAATCTTTTGCTAATTTCAAATCTTCTTCTGATGAAAATATTTTCGATAAATTTATTGCTTTTCCAAATATTTTATTATGCAATTTAGATTTCTTATGCTCATTAATTGATGGAAGTAGATGACGAATATACTGCTCTATTTCTTCAATTTTTTCAGATTTATAAGGTATCAATTTATCCACCTTATTTCTCATAGAAAGAATTTTAACCATATGCAATTCTTCTTCAACTGATGGTAAATTACGCTTTTCGAGTTTACCATTTTGATAGTCATAGACTTTTGTTATTGCATATGCTTCGGATTCTGGTTTTCTGCTACCATACATTTGCCAATTATTTCTGCTTATTATCGCTTCATCTATCACATCATCATATGGATTAATAAGTGGTAATGCTTTGAATAATTCTGGTGCAGATTCTAAAACGCTATTTCTAATTAATTTTTGTAAGTCATTTTTAACTACAATATTTGGCCAAATAATATGAATTCCGTCTTTTATTTTACCTTTATATTCAACTGGTGATGGTTTTTCCATCACATATGTTCTTTTATCTAATTTTGATAAAATATCATTATCTAAATATTCATTTAACAATTTATAGTATTTTTCCAAGACTATCTCTATAAAATTATCATTATAAAGTCTCTGTAATACTTCATTGTCCTTCACTTCATCATTTAATTTAAATCTAAAATCTAAATCAACTCGCATTGGACTGGGATCTTGAGGTTTTTCTGTCAAATATAATTTACGTCCACCTATCAAAGCTTTCTTATATATTTCATAAAACTCATCTATTTTATCATCTGATATGTGAAAACTTCCAATTGGATCAAATATACTCGTATGTGTATATGGCTGACCTTTCTCGCATCTAAACTGTGTTATGAATTTTTTAAATTGATCCATAAATTATCTAGGGGAATCCCTCTGGTATATATTCGTGGATATTTTTTATATGAAAAATTTTGGGTTAAAATTATATTTCAAACTTAGTGTTCTCGTAATAAAAATGTCAATTATACTATTAAATCTGTAAAATTATTAATAAAAATAAAAAATCAAATTTTATAAATGAAACTTTTCCTTAACATTATCAACTGATGCTCTAAAACTTGTCTTATTCCAAAGTACCCACCTGCTCCAAAAACCCGCAGTCAATATACCAGTTGATGTCCAGTCTTCTCTTTTTTTATGTCTTATTATATATCTTTTCTTTCTTTCAAGATCCTTATGTTTGGTGTAATCTGAATAGCCTTTTGCACCAAAATGAACAGTATGTGTTTTAGATTCATCATTTTTTTCAGCTAATTTCACTGTATATTTATACTTATCATCTGATGCTGGTTTTATACTAACTAAAGTATATCTCATTCTTAATTATTAAAAAGACAAAAACATGCTCTAATTTAAATGAATTCAATCAAGTCAATCAAGTCAATCAAATACAAAAACCAAAAGGTTTTTAACCTTTTGGAAAAGCTTGATGATGCTTTTTAGTTGAATAATTTTTTACTTCTTGCCCTTGCCCTTACCCTTGCCCTTGGATGGCTCAGGCAGCTTCTCTGCATCAGCCTCAGTGTCTTGCTCAGGCTCAGGCTCAGACTCAGAGGCAATTGCAGCCAGAATATTCCTGCGAGAAGGACCAGCCTTCTTATCCTCAGGCGGATTCAGAGCCTTCTGCTTATTCCACTCAACAATTGCTGCCTGCATCAGCTCCTTGCCCTTGAGCTCAGTGCCAGCCTCCTTGATCTCAGCCATCTTAGCCTTGAGGAAAAGGTTATAAGCAGTAGGAGCACGTGTCTTCTTCTCCTTCTTGGGCTCCTTGGCATTGATCGCAGGAGTCTTGGGCATATTTGTGACATAATCATCAATCATATTGGAGACAGCCTCAACGAACTCAGAATCATACTCATCAGTCAGCTTAGACACCAGGTGTTCCTTGAGGTTGTTGATCGTTGTCTTCTCCATGTTATCGGAGAAGTCATTGATCGCCTTGAAAACCTTGGTCAGAGAAGCAGCCATTTGTAGTGGTAGTTGGGAGCTTAGGAGGCTGAAGGTAGTTGATTGAGGGTTGTTTGTTAATTAATTTTAAAAACAAAAATCGAATTTTTATTTTTTTCCGTCAAATTTTTTACAAATTTTTCCAACTTTTATTTGAGCTTTAAATATAAGGAGGATGCAATACTGCAGTCCAATAGGCGAAGATAATTATAAAGATAAACATACTTGTTTTTCTTTAAAAGCTCTTAGAGATATTGCAACTGCATGGAATAAAGAAAACCAACACAATCGTATTAAAAATATTAAAAAATATTCAATTAATGATTTATGGAATGAAATTAATAAAAAAATGTCTGATAGATGTGGTAAAGGAAATGAGTTTTGTTGGGTTAAAAAAATAAAACCTGAAAATAAAACTTTAGAAGTTAAAGGAGCTATTAGACCTGAAAAACCATCTGAATGGTACAAAGATAAGAACTCTTGGTTATCTAATTATGATATTCAAAATGTTATGAGACAATACCAGGATAAAAAAGATTTAAACTATAGATTCTTAGGTGTTTTTGCTATTGATTTTGCAACTGCAACTGAATTTGGTAAATGCGTCTATGCTGAAGTTTGCAATTTAAACATTGTTACTCTTTATAATCAAGGATACAAATATGTCGGAATGATTACCAATCTAGATAAACATGATGAACCTGGATCCCATTGGACATCTCTTTTTATTTGTATTGATCCAACTAAACCATCATATGGTGCTCATTATTATGATAGCACTGCTACTGCTCCACCTCAAGAAATAATAGATTTTATTGAAAAACTAAAATTACAAGCAAATGATATTAATATAATTGTTTCTAAAAAAACAAAGACTTCTTTACATCAATTTCAATTTAATTATAATACTATTCGTCATCAATATGGTAATAATGAATGTGGAATGTTCTCTATGGTTTATCAAATAAATTGGCTTAAATTTTTGAAGAAAAACAAAAATACTACTTTAAAAGATGTTATATCACAAAAAGTAACTGATAAACAAATGAATCAATATTTCAGAAATAGATTATTTGCACCAAATACTAAAGTTGAAATTGATAAGAAAAAGTAATCATTTAAACATTTTATTTTTATAATCTTTAATGAGTATTAATATAGATTTAGATGGATTAATCCAAAGAACAAATATCGCTTTATTGCAAAATAATTTAAATACATCAAATAAAAAAATAAGAACAGCACTTACTGATTTTATTAATCAAGCAATTGAACATTTTGGCAAAAATCCACCACTTCCTCCAATTGATGAAATTGAAAGACGTGCAATAACACATGTAATTACTATTGTTAGATTAAAAGATCAACAACAACATGAATCAAATAAAATTGGGATGCAACAAATGCAACAGATGCAACAAATGCAACCTGTTATTAAAATTGATTTAGATAAATCTGAACCACTTCCTTTACCAGAAATTGATGTTAAAGAAGATGATGAAGCGTCTTTTATGCGTAAATTAGAAGAAATTGAAATTGCTAGAAGAATACGTCCAGATCAAAATCAAATTCCTGTTTCTCCAATTATTGAACAACAATTACCTTTTCAACCACAATTACCTCCTCAAGTAATTGCTGCACCTACTGTTATTTATATTCCTACAAAAAGCAAAATATCTGATTTACAACAAATTATTATTAGTAGTATTGATAGAGGATGGGATTATAATCCTAAAAGATCTACATTTATATGGTCTGGTAATATTTCAAAAGATGAAAATATGAAACTTGCTTTTGCAGGAATTTTTTTACCTAAAATTGTAGCTACATTTACACCCATTATTATTATTGAAATCCAAGGAGCTGGTGGTAAAAAACAAAATATTCTTTGTTCTCTTAGTTTTGAAGGTCCTATATGGGACAAATGGTATGTTGTCAGAACTACTGATTCTAAAGATACTACTATTCGTCCTATCTCCTCTCCATGGACTATTAAATTATTAGATACGTTTAATAATCCATTAGATGTTGGTGAAGATGCTCAAATAATTAAAAGCGTCGATGTTCTTATTAATGGATATGCTAGAATGGAATTAGAAAATTCTTGCAATGGTACTTGCATTGATATAGGTCTTGATGCAAATAATTTATTTTTTATCAAAAAAAATAATATTATTATTGGTAAATATAAAGTTTTAAGCAAATTAAATAATATTTACCAAATTAGTTGTATGGAGTCTTTTAATAATTCAGAAATTTACAACAATTTAGAAGGCGGAATAATTTGTAATATAACACATCAGATAATTATGATTGTTGAAATTCAAAAAAATGAAATGCAAAAAAATGAAAAACCTTAAGAATCTTTATTACTATACTCGAGTCTCTATTTAACTAGTCCTATTTTTACTAGTGCTATATTACTAGTGTAATGGCTAATAAAAATATTAATGCTAGAGCTTCAGCACCTCAATATATTTTTGATCTATTACAGAATGAACTTATAGAATATAATAAAAAGATTTTGATTAAAATAGCTCAAAAACATGAGCTTGATGAAACTGATATACTTGCAGAGTTTTTACCAAAACAATTAAAGATTATTCCAAATGAAAAAGAAACTATTGAAATTGTTCATAAAAATGAACCAAGAAAACCACCTAAAATAGAATCTGAAAGATGTATGGCACGTATTTGGAATAGAGGCAAAGGTGGACAATGCATTCGGTTGAAATTAAAAGAATGTGATTTCTGTTCTCAACATAAAGAAAAAAATAAACATGGTCGTATTGACCAAGAAGTACCTCGTGAATTATTTCAAACACAATCAAATGTACTTTATAAATAAGTAATTAAACCATTACTGTAACTGCTGCAAATATAAATGTTATACCTGTAATTATCTCTAATCTATATAATAATGTGTCTTTTCCAATTGTTGACATATCTGAACCACCTGCAGTTGATTTACCTTTATTGAATTGTGGTACATTAATTATTGTTATTAAATAAGATATTATGAAACAAAAAGATGATATCATTAATACATGTGTTAATATTAAATTTACATGTGCATGCATATTTACATAATTAAATACAATACGTAATCTATACATATCCAAATTTACAAACATAACAAATGCAATAAATAACATTATATATATTCCTAAATATCCAAGCAATGCTGTATTTATTGTTTTAACTTTATTATTTATAATTAATTGTCGCATTATTGTCATTGCTATCATGCGTAATACCAATATTACAAATATGAATATAGCTTTATCAATACCTGATATCTGTAATGCCTCACGAGGTATTAATGAATTAGCACTCATTTGATCATGTAATTCTTTTGATGCTACAAAATCTCCAACTTGATTCTTGCGACTTATATAACTATTATATAATCGTTGAAATAATGTTGGTTCAACCGCCATTGCTGATACACCTGGAGTTGATTTTACAATTGTATCCGATTGTAATGGTAATAAATAATTACTATTTATTTTCTTTAAAATATCAATTGAATTATTTAATAATTCAACTAATTCATCTGATTTAGTATTATTAATATTAGGAATTTCAGTATTGGTAGAAGCATCTGTTCCTTCTCCACCTTTCTTATTGAAATTAGAATTTTGATTTTGAATGCTTATATTAGCTGCTTCTACTATTTGAAAACTTTTTTCATAATTATTTTTTAAAAGACTTAAAAATCCATTTAATGAATCATTGACCTGTTGCATCAATTGTTTTATTTCACTTTTTGTTGTTCCATCAGTTGTTAATTCTAATAAATTATCTCTAATCGTATTATTATTATCAATCAATTTTTTAAAATCTGTATTTACAGATTCAATCCATTTTGGTAATTTATCTTTCAATAAATTATAATTTTCATTTAATTTATTTATTTCAATATTTGGTAATTGTGATATATTTATATTGCCATCACCTCCTGTAATTGGTTTATTAGGATCACCGCCTAATTTTGCTATTTCTAATTTATATTGTGCAATATTTTGATTTGCTCGATCAAGATTATTTTTATAACGCTCATTCTCAGGTTCTAAATCTAATTTTTTTTCATAATAACTAACATCATTTTGAGCAGCTTTTATTTTTTCATATAAATAATTTATTCTACTTTCATTTATAAGTTTCTCTTTACTTTTATTATTTTCTTCAATTGATTGTTTCTTTGCTATTTCAGTTGCTATTTTATTTTGATATTCTATTTTTGCATCATTTACATTTTTTTGTATATTATCAAATTCAAATAATTGTATATAATTATTTGTATATCGTTGTAATACATTTTGAATTGTAGCTATATTATTATTTAATAATTCTTTAGTTTTATCTATATCATTACCACCTTTCATTTTTCCTGGATAAAATACACCATTTTTGAAAAATTTATGTTTATTCTTAGTTTCATCACCGCCTTTAATACTAAATTCTTCATTCCCAATAACTAATGGTATATCTGCATCAGATAATGTACCATTTATTAATGCAATATATTGATCTTTACCAGCTCGTGATGTATCTGATGAAATCATTGATAAAAGTTTAAATAATGCTTGAGTTGCTTTATCCCATGCTATTTCTCCTGATTCATAATCGGCCTTTAAATCTGCTACTTTTTTATCAAGTTCACGTTTAAAATCTATACCACGAACTGATATGTTATTTGTTGCATCTTTACCACCATATAATTGTCCTTTATTTTCAGTAACATGTTTAAATTCATTTTCTCTTTTTGCTATTTCTTCTGGTGATAATTCTTTATTATTTTTTAATGTATCTGGATGATGTGTTAAAGCAAACTTTTTATATGCTTTTCTATATTCCTCTCTTGATGATCCTGGTTGTACACCTAATAATTCATCTCTTATTGCTTCTCTCGTTTTATTTGCTGCGTCTTCTGGATCTGCAGTTGTAATAGCATCATCTATTAATGCTAAAGTATTTTGTCCTACATTTTCATTTACTGTTGCATTTTGTTCTGTTGGATTTTCTTCTGCTGCTTCTTCTGCTGCTTCTTCTTCTTCTGCTTCTTCTGCTTCTTCTGCTTCTTCTTCTTCTATTTCATCTTGTGATGGTTTTTCAGATTCTTCAGATTCTTCTGGATTTGCTATAAAAGTTCCAACATAATATGTACCTATTTCATCCATTTCTTCTTTAGCTATTCTTCCTCTTTGCGGAAATGCTTGTTCTAATGATCTTTGAAATGGAGAAGAATCTAATGGATTTGGTATTTTATTAATATATATAATCAATTTTTTATTATCATTTATATATGAATTTGGACCTGGTGAAAAATATGGACCTGGTGTAGGACCTGATGGAAAATATTGACCTGATGTAGGACCTGTTGTAGAATTTGATTTACCAAATAGATTTCTTATAAATGATGGTAATTGGTTTGATGAAGATTGAGATGGAATTTGACTAATTTTTTGTAATATATTTTTAATTAAATCTATCAAATCTTTTTGATCTATTATTTTTAATATTGCTTGTAAATCTTGTCTTATTTTACTTAAATCTGTTATTGCAGTATTTCCTTGTTCTGTTTTACTTATAATATCATTTATTTGCTTTAATAAATCTTTATATTCAATTAATCTTAATATTTTATTTATATTTTCTTTTAAATTATTTAAATAGTTATTTAAGTCATTTGGTGTATTTATACCATTTATACGTTGACTTATATTTGTTATTAAATCTAATAAATCTTTTTTATCTAATAGTGATAATATACTTAAAATATTTGTCTTAATATCATCTGGTTTAGCATTTATTTTTTCTGATATAGATTTTATTAAATTTAAAAGTTCTTTTTGATCTAATAATTTCATTATTTCTTTTATTATATCTTGAACTGTTGTTCCTTCATTAGATGCATTACCTTTTATTCTTTGTAATATTATATTTATATTTTTCAATAACTCATAATTATCAATTAATTCTAATGTACTTTTAATATTTTTTAAATTTTTTAAACCTTTAAATCGTGCAAGTAAATCATTCAGATTTAAAAGTGTTTCTTCATGTTGTTGTGGTAGTAATGGATGTGAATCTAGTTCAGCAGTTGATGCTGGTTGTATTTCCATTACAGATTGTACTCTAATTGAATCACGAGAAAGTTTTCTTTCATGTTAATTTGCATTCAATAATTAAAAACGTAATATTATAACTGATTGCATTATCCATGTTATAAATGTTATTGTCTCTAATACACTTTTAACATTCATTCTTTGATCATATGTTAATATTGCATTACTTGGATTTTTGTTTTTTAATATAAATACTATTGGATATAATAAATATAAAACCATTAAATGTAATATAATTCTTATATTACCATTCGCTTCTGTATTCAAATAATATATCAATAATTTTAATGATAAATTTGTTATTACATTATTATTAACTGCACATACAATTAATAAAAATAATAATGAATATATTAACAGAAAATATGTAAATGCTGATTTAAATGAATTTATAAAAGCACTATTAATACCCCATTCAACTAAAAATAATGTTAAATTTCTTAATATAAATGCAATTACTACCATTGTCAAACGATCACTGATAAATAATTCTTCAAACTTTGGACTATATATTGGATGATTTTCTATACTTTTTATTGTTGTCTTTATCATATCATCGTCCTTATTTGCTTCTGCAATTGATAAATCTGTGAGTGCCTTTTTATAATAATTAGTTGCACCTCCTACATATTTTCCTCCACCTACTAATTTTATTGGTTTTCTTTCAATTAATCCTTCTGATGTATAATTCTCTGTTTCACCTTGTATATTTTGTATTTTATCTTTCCCATCTATTCCTTTATACTTTATTCTATATTCAACATTTTCATCATTATATTTATTAGTTCCCTCTCCATCAAAATTATTTACTAAATTTTGTGTTGGACCAGTTGGTTTACATACTGCTTCTGGATCTACTATACCTTCTGGTAATCTGACTTTGAATTTATATCCTTTTGCAATCGGACTTTCTTTCAATTTAACATTTAATTTACTAATTGCTTTACAAAGATTTTTTGCTTTAGCTGTTGAATTTTTTGCTCCATTTTTTCTTTCAAATTCTGATAACCAATATGATAAATTTCCTGCTAAGTCCATTCTATCTTGTTCAAATTTTTCACTTATCAAATGATTCAAATTCTCAGCTTTTAATATTTCCATAAAAGCTTGATATTGTTCAGAATTTGTATCATATCCACTATTAAGTAAAAGTGCTGAATAATATTGAACAGCTTTTGGATTTATTGCTGATAAACTACTCAAATCAGTTGATTTTAATGGATTTATTGTATTTGATATACTTGGTAATTTTACTCCTAAACCTGTATGACTTGTAAATTGTGGAGTAACTTTTTTTACTGTTGTTTCCACTGATTCTTTAATTTCACTTGCTTTATTTTCCGCTTTATCTATTAAATTTTCTGCTTGATTTATGACTGTTGAAGCCATATATCTCAATCCTGAAAATATATTATATTATATTTATACTAACAACTACTTATGTATATGTAAAACCAGTTGCCCATCCATATCCAGCCATTAATACTGCAAAGATTATTATGAAAAATACTATATATGATATTGCATTATAATCTAATTTTACTAATTGATGTATAAATAAATACATAGAAACTGATAATATTACAATAGTTATCATTACCAAATGTTTAGATGTACTTGCTATATAATTCTTTAAACTCTTATCATTTCTCATATTGAAACATATTTTTCTAATGTTAGTTATCGCAGTTATATAATATATTAAATCTTTTTCTATCGAATCTATATTTATACTAGAATTTGGATATGGTGAAGAATTAATACCTAATTGATCAAATAAACTTGCATAACTACTTGTTGATAAATCTAATTTTTTATTATTTACATAATCTTGAATTGATGGTATTATACTATCAAATTCATTACCTCTATTAAATTGAACAAATTTGAATAAATTATCTTTATAATCTCTTAACATTAATGGATCTGCGCCAAATATAGGATTTTCACTATTAATATATGCATTTTTGATATTTTCTTGAAAATAATCTATAAATGCATTATCAATTTCATTATAAGCTATATTTGTTCCTGTTCCATGATTAAATAATGGTAAATTATCTAATATTGTTGTTAAATATGGTGATTCTGCATTATTTATATTATTTATATTAGATACACCAGTTGATATTATATATTTATCTAACCAATCATTATTAATTGTTGTTAATATTTTAGCATTTGAATTAGTTATTATTTTTGTTAATGTTCTATTAAAAATTATTAATATAAATATTGCTAATATATATTTTAATAACATCTTATCAGTAATAAAAGTAAGCGCCAATTTTATCATATTATAGCAAAAATATTTAATTATAAAAAATATACGTCCTACAAATGCACCTATACCACCTTGGTGTTTATCATTTGAAAATGTATATAATGGTATTGTTAATATTACAAAAGCTACTAATAAATTAAATAAATATAATTTTGTCAATTGAATATCTTTTATATTTAATATACTTAAATTATGAGTTTTTATTAATGATTTAATTTCACCACCAAATATACTAAATAATAAATATACAATTACTAAAAATATCTTAATATTACGTTTACCTAAACTTTCACATCCAATTAATGCAGAATTATCTATATCATTATTACATTGTCCTCCTTCAAATATATTTTCATTATTTGCATTTATATAACCTTTAATTAATACATAAACATATGCAATTATCAATATAAATATTGTTGGTGTTGATGTAAAATAAGATTTAATTAAAGAATTATTTCCTAAATTATTGCTGCTAAATCCTGTTATTCCTTCTGATACTTTATATTCACCTGTATCCAATATGTATATATTTTCACCACAAATAGTCTTTGAATAATCGCCTACTTTATAAGTTCCATCTATATTTATTATATTATTGCAATACATTATATATGATACTGTAAAAGATATTATAACTATTGATGCAATTATGATGATACCAATTTTAAAAACTGGATCATCATTTGTTTTAAAAAACGCAAAAAAGAAAACATTGAATAAACTGAATGCTAATAATATTCCTATTAATGTTGATATAATCATTGAATGTATGAATTTATCAAATGGTGGAGATGGATCTTGTTTACTTAATACGGTTATTGTTGTTGTTTCTTGTTGTTGCATTTTTGGATTCTGAATTCTTTCTCCAGTCCCAAAATTCTCTACAACTATATCTTCTTTACTTTCTGCTTCTTGCATCTCTACTCAAGTAGAATATTAATTCTAACGGCTTCTTCAATACAATAAAATATATATAATGCAATTCCACAATTTATTGCCATTGAACTATTTAGTTTATAAAATAAATGAAATAATGCATAAAATACTACTGATCCTGAAAATATCATTAAATACATAAAGGTATTTATAATATTTTTTAATTCTGTATTGATTGTATTTATATTATTTGTCGATAAACTAATCAATGCACTATTAATATTTTTTAAATCAGATTGTTCTAATCCTAATGTATTTACATTACAACTATTATTACTAAATAATATTTCTAGTTTTTTATCATTTGCTGTAACAGTTTGCCAGACCTCCCATATTGGATCACTTTGTTCTAAAAATGAAAAATATCTTAATGCATTTGGATAATTTATTAATTGAGCTTCAATTGATGATTGATAATCTGTATAATCAGAATTATCAAATAAATAAAGATTTTTAATTATATTTATAAAATTTTGAAAATCTTTCTGTGGCATCGTCATTAAATCTTTAATTGCCAATTCTATTTCTGTTAAACTTGAACCATTCGTTTTTGCCTCAATATCTGTTAAAATTTGATTATCATCTATTAATGATGATATTTGATTTATATTGAAATTTGTTGGAATTGTTATATTTGCGGATAATCCACCACATAACAATGCTTTAAATAATTTATGGTCCAATGAAGATGCATCAAAATTAATATAATCTAATAAATGACAATATCCATTTCTATAATCATTAAAATTATTTTCATATATAACTACTGCATCTTGATAAGCTTCTAAATCATCTACAAATAATATCTTTTTTATCATATAATATTTGAATAATTGAACTGTTTTATTACTACTTGTATAATTAATATCTAGTATCTTTGAAGGTTTTGGTATTTTTTGTGTTTTTTCTGACAATTCAAATACTTTACTTAATGCTATTAAGTTAGCTCCATAATTTGATAAATCTGCATTTATTGGACCATTTAATACTTTAAATGTTACTTCATTCATATAAATAAATACAATTAATGGTATAAATATAAAGATTATAAATGAAATCACTTTCATTGGTAACATTGAATCACTTGATTTTAAAAATATTGCAATCTTTCCAAAATTTGTTATTATGATTAGTGCAAAAGTAATCAAATATAATCCAATAATATAATTTTTACTTTTTAATTTTTTAGTAATTTCATTTAAATTTGCATCATTAATTTCATTATATTGAATATTTCTATTAGTATCTTTTTCTATTATGGATTTACCATTCTTGATTTGTTGACAATTGAAATATACATTATTACTATATACAAAAATTTCATTGAATTTTTTAAATAATCTGACAGCATATAATGAGAACATTAAATATCCAATAATTGTTATAAATAACAATAAATATGTTAAAAATTTAAAAATAATTAAAGCATCCATGTACTTTACTCTACATAATTAATATTAATTAATTATTTTCTATGATGATGTTTCTTCTTTTTCTTTCCACCTTTAGTTTCTGATGCTGCTGGTGCTGCTGCTGGTGCTGGTGCTTCTGCTGGTGCTTCTGCTGGTGCTGCTGCTGGTGCTTCTGTTGGTGGTTTTGATTCTTCTGTTGGTGGTGCTTTTGCTGGTTCTACTGGTGTCAATGTTTTTGTTTCTAATATAAATCCGTCATCTTCATCATCATCATCTTCTATTTGAGCAGAATTTGCTTTTTCTGGTTCTTTTGTGTTTTTTTCTTCTGCTTCTGCTTCTGCTATTTTTTCTTCTTTTTTATCACCACCTTTTATCATATTTTTTATTTTAGCTATTACTGAATCTATTAAATCTGCTGAAAATACTGAAAATATTACTAATATTAAGAATAAAACTGCTATTATTGAAAAAGCTATTATATATATTAATACTTTACTTTTCATTCTTGGTAGCGTATATAATGATGCTAGTTTCAAATTTATATCACGAATATATTGATCTACTGTTGTTCTTAATGCATCTTCACGATATGTATCAAAAAATTTAGTATTATTCATTCCATCTGGATCTTCTAATATTAATCTAATATCATCTTTCATTGATACCCATATATTACCTATATTTGGTGTTTGTTTGTAATACATAAATTGTAATGGATCAAATGTTTTTGCTATTATTTCTTCATATGTAAAGAATTTCATTACTGTATTATAATCTATATTTGATTCTGGTATCTTAGAACTATATAAATTCATTAAACTATGTGTTATCAATCCTGCAACTAAGTCTTTATAAGGAAAATTATTAATGTCACATGCATGTCCTTGTTTATTATTTATCATATTTGCATATTTGATAATAATTTTATTATAATCTGTTCCATTTATTATATTCAAAAAATCTGAATCAACTGACATCATCTTATATACATGAGTTTTCGCATCATTTAAATTATTTTTATATGTCTGCATTTTTGGTATGCATGTTCTTACAAACATGGAATTATAAAGTGTATCTAATACAATTGCACCTACAAATGCAACTATGATTGGAAGTAAAAATTGTTTTGGTATATCTATATCTGGTTTAATATCTTTTGGTTCTTTTCCACCATATTCTGCAAATACCCAAACTATTATATAAATAATTATTTGAATTGCAAGTATTAATAAAGAAATACCAAAAATTGTATATACTGATTTAAACATACTAGCTTCTAAATAAATGAATTGAGGTTCAGATGATATTGATGCTGCTGATTTAGCATAATCCATTATTTTATAATCCGTCGTATCTTTGACAAATATCTTTGGATCTATTTTAAAACGGTATAATTGAATTGCTTCTTTTATTAAATATGTAGCTACATCAACAACCGATATTATACCTAACACTATTATTATTCCAATTGCAGAAATACATAATATAATATAAATATATCTAAATATTTGATTAAAAATAGTAAGATCTATTGTATTCTGTGCTTTACTATTTGTAGCTTGAACTGCTGATGATGGTGCTGGTTGTTGAGGTGTAAATTGATTAGCTAAATCTTTTAATTGATTAACTTGACTTGATGCTTCTTTGATATCTCCTATATTCTTTTTAAAACTAGATAGCGCTTTAGCTGCCATTGTTATCCCTTTACTTTATTAAAAATAATATAAAAGAGACAATAAAAATAACGTTTTATGGAGTTTTAGATTCATCAATTGGGGGAACTGTATGTGTTCTTTCTTGTTCTTGTAGAAACATAGTAGATTTATTTGCATCTATTTCAGCTTGTTTTGATTTACCATGTTCTACTAGTTTACTTAATGTTTCTTTTGCAACATTATCTGGTATTGCATTACCTAATGGATGCAACTTAGCTAATTTTAAAGCTGTTGGTCCAAATTTTTCTACTAAATCTGCAGCTTGACCTGGATTATTTTTTGCATAATTTAATGCTTCTTTAGTTAAATCAATAGATTCTACTGGTGTTCCTGATGATTCTGAATTTTTTGTTATTGGTATTATACCTCTTGATTGTTGATTAGATTCAGGTTCAGTTTCATTTTCAACTTCAGGTTCTGATATACCTAACATTTCTTTTAATTGTTCGCCTCTTGTTTTTGAAGGTATTTGGTTATCAGATAATGGTTCAGATTCTTCTTGAATAGCTTTTTCTCCACCTGATGATAATCTGTCTTTAAAACTATCAAATGTTGTTGCACGTCTATCTTCATCTACAAAAATAGTCATTAATATTGGAAATGGTATTTGTGATACGATTGATGCAACTAATAAATTCTCATAACTACTTGTTATAGAATCCATATCTAATACAGCTAAATCTGCATTTACAGCATCATTTATATCTGCAGCGTCTTCTATTTCAGAATGTATAATTTTATTATATTTTATTATTAAATTTCTAACAAGTTCTGGATTTAATCCTTGATTTTCATTAAAATCCATTATATTATTTGCATCATTTGCATTTGGCTTTGGAGCTTTTTCTGCATTTTTTAATACATTAACTATTATTTCTTTTATCATATTTCCAATAGTTATTGAATAATCAAGTAAATATGGAGTATATAATGAAAAGTAATTTATAGGACTTATATTTTCTAAAACTAAAACTAATGATCTAGCTTTTCCAATATGTGTAAATGTACTTAATGCATCTTGAAGATTTTCATTATTATAACCCATCATTGTATGATAATTAATATACATATTAACACTGTAAATTATATTTCTAATGTTTCCAGGTACTTTAAGAATATTATCAATAACTTTTGGATCACTAAATAAATATACTAAACTGATTTCTATATTTTTATATAATGAAATTTGATTCTTTGATGGAACTGTTAAATAAGCCATAAAATTAGAATCATTATATAAATTTGCATATATATTACTATTAATTGTTTTAATTGTAAATTGATTATGAGAATTATTCTTTAGAAATGATAAATAATATACAATTATAACTGGTAATTGAATAATACAACATAAAATACATATAAATCCAAATGTTATTACAAATTCTTGTTCATCTTTTCCAGTATCACCTGAAAATACTTTCATAATTGACATTATTGCTAGAATAAATGATAAACCACCTAATGCAATTACTGCTCCAAAATTACGTTTTCCTTCTGTTATTACTGAAAAGTTTGGAGAATCTATAATTAATGGATTATGTATTCCACTAATTGTAAATAATTTTGATAAATATATAATTGCTAGAATACATACCATTATAAATTCTATAATTAATGAAAATACAGCAAGTAATATAAATATTAATATAATTTTACTTGCAGGTCCATTACCAAAACCACTAAATTTACTTGGAATTTCTTTAACAAATTCTATGATTTCTGCCATAAAATTTATTAGAAATCCATGTTTTTCTTGAGAACTGTCAGGCATATTCTCTTTACTCTATCATCAGATTCTAAATTATTTATTTAATACTTTTAACCTTGCGTCTAGCAATCAATTTACCATTTATAGATTCTTTAAGAAGTTTCTCTTTTTTTATATCTGGATTCTGTATTTCTACAACTTTTTCTATTTCTTTTTCTTTTTGTTCTTCATCTACATTTAATATTATATCAGTAGCTGCAGTATTTATCATTCTATTAAGAGTTTCATTAACACCTTGAGGTACCCATTCATCATCTTTATGAATTTCTAAATATTTATTTTTAAGACTTCCTATTCTTACATTATGATTCTCTGGATGTTCTTTATTAAAATATACATTTTCTATCATTTCTACTAAACCATAATAACCATTCTTATAACATTGCAATAAGAATGCATTTGTTATATAATCTTTATTCTCATCTCCAAAATTTCTAATCTGTAAAGTAATATTATTATTTATAATTTGTCTATTGTCATTATTTGTTATTTGTTTGTTATCATTATTCGTAATTTGTTTATTATCATTAATAATATTTGTATTATTTATAATTTGTGTATTATCATTATTTATATTTTGTATAATTAAATCTGAAGAGGGGAGGTCGTTTTTGGTTACAAGTTTACAAGTTTTTTGATGTCTATATTTATTTGCTGCTGCTGTAAATATTTCATGACAATACATACATTCTAGTTTGTTTATTTTACCTTTACATATTTTAATATGTCTGTCATAACTTTGTTTATTTGATAAATTTTTTTCACATTTATTGCATTGGTTCTCGTCATAAATTTTAATTTCTTCAAAGATATCTTTTTGCTGATTTGGGATATCTTTTTGCTGATTTGGGATATCTTTTTGCTGATTTGGGATATCTTTTTGCTGAATTGGGATATCTTTTTGCTGAAAAATGATATCTTTTTGCTGAATTTCACTATTTTCTTGTTCTTTTTTTCCATGTTTTCTTGTAAAATGACGACGAGTATTGGATGCCCACAAAGAACTGAATTCGCACTGAGAACATTTATGAGACATCATACTATTATAATAAGGATATAATAATTCTTTATATGGATTTTTATATTGAAAAATCGATCCGTTGGATCGGATCGGATCGAGGGGGGGGGCAAAAAAATTTTTGGGCCCCAAAAACCTTGAAAAAATATCATAATTATTTTTGCAGTCTGATAAGGTTCTGATAATTTTGATATAAATGCCTTATCAGAAATATTTTTCAGAAAATGCCAAAAAAGCAATTAAATCTTACATTTTTTAATGTTTTTGGTAAGACCAAAATTGAAAAAATAAATAATTTATTACCAGGAATTTTGTACTTTTGGGGCTTTTTAGATTGATTTAAATTGCTTTAAGAAGCCATATGACAATAACAATTGATACTGGATATGCTAAGCGAATTAAGAATTCTTGAGTTTCAGTTAAGAAAGATTGTCCAAAGAAATTAGTTAAATAATGAACAACTAAGTGATCTAATGCGAATGCTAATAAGATAATTAAAGATAATACAATAACTTTAGCGACTTCCATTTTTTTGGCACCAACGCGATCCCAGAAGGTATTTGCAGATACAACTTTAACTTTTGGTTTAGTTGGTCCAGAAGCAGTATCAGGTTTTGGTAAAACAAAATTTGAAGCCGGGGCACTGACAG